AAGTCATCTGAAAGTAACAGAATCTTCTTTTTTGCCATAACTTATTTGTGTTGTTAAAATTGTGAACCTGAAATTTGTAATTTTAAGTATTCATTCATTTCTTCTCTAAATTCGATATCAGTTACATATCTCTCCACAGTTCTATTAACTAGCTTTTGAAGTGTAACATCGGATGTAAAAGAAACTTTTTTGAAACTTGAATATACATCTTTTAGTATTTTCACCGTTGTCAGTTTTGTGTTTTCTCCGTTCATTGTAATATATTTATATATATAAGTATAATGAAATAAAAAAAACATAAAATTTATTTTGTAGCCTTTTTATCACATATTCCCCTATTCCCAAACTCACAAAATTTACAATTCTTTTTTGCTGCTCCTGGTACTTTAGGAAATTCGATATCTTTAAACCCACCACCATCATCAAATACAGTGTTGATAAATTCCATAAACTCATCATACACCTTCTTAACAGATGGAGAACCATGTGATGGAATGTGCTTTGATACGTGTGGTACTGGAAATGCGGAGTCTTCCGGTAGTTTCCTACGAAGTATCTGATACTCTACTTTAATCTTTTGTAATGGAATATTAAATAATTCTGAATAATACTTTTTGTATAAAAGGATTTGTGAGTTTTTCATCTTATCAGCTTTTTGATACTGATTCCATCCCATAGTAGATGTCTTAAGGTCAATGATAATAATTTCGTTTGATGCTAAATCTCTAATAACAATATCGATAAATCCAATAAAGTGTACGCCCTCTTTAATGGTTGCGTTCAATGGAATCTCAATACCTACTAAGTCAAATCCACTCTTTGAGTAGAATTTGTGCATATGTTTATCTAACCATTGTAGAATACGTCTGCCATCACCATAAAATTCTTCTAATTGAATTTGAGTACAAGGAGTTCCTTCACTCATTTTATCAGCCTCACTCGTATAAGCCTTCCTCATATTTTCTAATAAGAGCTTATCTTTGTTTATCTCATCTGCTTGCTTTTTAGAAACACCATACATAACCGATAGGTAGTGTTGGATTGTTTCGTGCATAGCAGTTCCAAAGATTGTATGGATGTTAGATGAACTTTCACCTAACTTATCTATGTAATTTAACTTATATTGATGCGGGCAGCTACTCCACATTGAGTACTGCGAAAATGATACTTTTGCCATTATGTTTATTTATGTAAAGATACGAAAATTACCCGAGTAAACCAAATTAAACTTTTAGTTTTAACTTAGTAATTTGTTTAGGGTCAGTACCATAATTCTCTGCGATTTCCTTTATGTGCATTTTACCACTTGTAGTTTCATAAAGGATTTTAAGATAATCCTCCGCTTCAGTTAAAGATACTTCATATTGTCTTGCTACCAATTCAATAATCCAATCTTCATACTTTTCAGATGAAGCTGGTTTCATATATTTTAGAAATGCTCTTGTCTTTGGAATCAATCCAATTAAACAAAGATACATTGCTTTAGGAGGTGCCTCCTGTATGTAAGGTTGTATATCTGCAATTAGTTCTATCCATTCAGGTTTCATAGAAAGAAAACGGAGTATCATATAGTTACTCCATGTCTTTTTATCACTCTCATCAAGTGTGTCCCAATACTTTGGGTCTTTCTTATCCGTAATTGCGTTTAGATGGTCGAATAATGTTTTTGCCATATTATGCTTCTTCTTCTACTTTTAAACCCGGAGGTAATAATTCATTTAATACTTCACCACAATCTCCACAAAGGAATAATTCTACTGGTAGTACTTCATCTTTTGGTTTACCAGTTAATAATTTTGAAATCTTACGAAATCCAAAACCTTGTACGAAAATTTCACCACCGCATTTTTTACATCCGATTGCTTCGGTTTTTTCTAATGGAATTGGTTTTTCTTCTTGTCCTCCGATTGGTTGTCCACCTGCTCCTAAAATGTTTGCCATTATATAATATTTAAAATTTGAATTAATGTAGCAGCTGCTGGAATTTCCTTATCAATTGCTACTGCTGATTTATTTACCCCATCACCTAATAATAGGATTACATTTGCTGTATTTTCTCCTGCATACTCATCTACCTTATCATATAGCATTGTGTATAAATCGGTAAAATCAGTTACCTTAGAATCAATAAGAGCCTGTCTTACTTTCATATACTTATTTCTCTTATCATCTTTTGAAGATAGGATGTCAATAATTTTATTTCTATAATCATTCTCTAATAGATTTTGTACGTCTACTTTCAACTTACCTTTGATTGAATTCAATTGGCAAGTGTTAATCACCTTACGAATATCAGGATAAGCTGCGTCAATAATTGGAACTAAGTCCTTAACTTCAAATTCGATATCCTCATTCTTTAAGATTTTACTAATTTGCATAGCAACATCTTTTTTAGTTGGAGGTACGATTTGAAATGATTGACATCTACTTTGAATCGGGTCAATTACTTTCTCAACATAGTTACAAGTTAATATGAAACGGCAATGTGCTGAAAATGTTTCCATTAAGTTTCTTAAGATAGCTTGTGCGTTGTGAGTCATATAATCAAACTCATCCAATATAATAATCTTAAATGGTTTGAATCCCATTGAAGATGCAAAGTTAGTTACTTTGTTTCTTACGGTATCAACATTGTTTTCCGAAGATGCGTTGATAATCATATAATCACATTCAATTGATTTTACAATTAACTTTGCTAATGTTGTCTTACCAGTACCGGCTTTTCCGTACAAAAGTAAATGTGGAATTTCACCTGATTCTAAATAACCTTCTACTTTTGATTTTAAGTGTTCGTTACCTACATAATCAACAAGCTTTGATGGGCGATACTTCTCTACCCACAAATTGTTATTTGATTTTTCTTCCGTTTGTTCTATAAACATATTTTATTTTTTATTTTCCTGTTGAACCAAATCCACCTTCACCTCTTTCAGTATCAGATAATTCATCTACTGCATCAAACTCAATTGGAGGGTGTGGAATAATCATAATTTGTGCAACTCTATCACCTACTTTATACCACTCATTAACATTAGTTAAACTAGCACTATTTACTTTCATTTCATCATACATTCCTTCACCACCAAATAGTTTATTGAATGTAGCTTGTAACTCTCCTCTATATCCACTATCAATTACGCCAACTGAATTACTTAATTGTAAACCAGTCTTTCTAATTGATGAACGAGGAAATACCAATCCTACAAATCCTTTTGGGATTTCTAATGCAATTCCTAATCCATATGTTATTTGAGTTGGAGTATCTGATATAATTGATGTTGCGATTAAATCCATACCAGCATCACCATCTTTAGCGTAAGATGGAATTTGTGCCAATGGATTAAGCTTCTTTATTTTTACTTGCATTTTCTATATCTTTTTTTAATGATTCGTTTTGTTGTGTTTGGAATTCTCTTAATTTAAGACCTTCGGTTGAAAGTTCTCTAGCAAATAATTTAAACTTTTTACCAGTTTCTTTATTTGTAAATGAGATATATGCATCTTTAGTATTACTAATTGTAAATGTTACAGTTGGTTCTTCATCTGGCGAATCTTCCGATGTCCATGCAAATATTTGTGGTTTATCTTCATCAAATTGAAATACCCATTCACATTGTTCTAACTTTTCAGGTGGTGTCATTTTTATTTCACCAATTGGTTCTAATTTTTCTTCTTTTGTTTTTTTAGCCTTTGCCATAATTTTTCTTTTTATTTTTATCTCCCTACTTCTGATAGGTATTTAGCTTTCATTTCTTCCCAACTAATTCCAATAGCATCTATATAGAATAAGTGTTCGGGTTTAATTCTTCCTTCATCGTGTAGTTTTGTATATCTACTGATTGCATGTTTCTTCCACCATTTGTTAATGTATTCAGTACCTTGCTTAAATTTATCTTTAAGGATTAATTTATCTTCGGTAATTTCGTTTCTAAGATACTCACATCCGTTCTCATACATCATAGCCATATAAACGCCTCTCTTAAATCCGTGATGATATTCCGTTGCCTTAATACCACATTCTTTAAAGATAGCACTTAATATCTTTTGTTTGATACCACTAACAGGTCCATTGGATTCATAACCCATACTAGCACCATTGCGAGCTCTCTCATCTGATATGTTTTGTTTATACCACTCTGCTCTATTTTCCTTAATCCATTGATGCCAAGGGTCATAGAATTTATCATCCGGCTTTAAACTAATCTTACCAGCTGATTCTCCTAATGTTTTAAATAAAGGGATACCATTGTATTGAGAATGTATTCCGTAAAGTGATGTTGTACCTACTGCAATCAAAATATTATCATACTTTGATTTCCAATATGCTCTAACCTCCGGCGTAGTTGTCATCATAGCGATTAACTTACCACCTAAGAAGTTATAACCCAATGGTTGAGTACATACAATAGTAGAGGCAATAGTAGTGTTATTTAACTTACCATCAACAAACTTATTATCTTTAGTCCAACCAATGAAGTTATCTCTAACTCCCATAGCAGTTACATCCGATGCTAATGAAATTTGTCCTAATAGTTTTCCACTTACTCTATCCTTTACATTAATCTTTACATTACGGCCAGGGTTTGCTGTAAAATCCATTGTGTGAATCATACGTCTTACCGCTGCCCACTTAGTAGATTCCTTAGGGTCATCAACAATCTCAACGTAAGGGTCTAACGATTCAATTTCTTTTATCGTTAGCTCCTTATTGTTGATATCAGTTGGTTTCCATTGTAAATCGTAATAAGATGCGATTTGGGATTTTGCTTGAATCATTGTAGGTTCTTGCAATTCAACCCACTTCTTATACAACGTTTGTTCTTGAACAGACATCGTCATAAGGTAGTCCATATTTTCTTTTAACTTTGCTTTTTCAGATTCAAAATCAAAGATAGGTTTTTGTGGTTCAGTGTCCCAAAAGCTCATATTAATTATTTTACGATTGCTCGGATTTGGTTTGTTGTTATTGATGATTCTAAAATGTATATCTCTTTACCAGCATTTTCAATAAGGAATTTTTCTAAATTTAAATCCCATGTTTCAGTTTGATATAACTTACCATCTATTTCAAATACAGGTTCACTTATTATTTTGTAATGTTGGTTAGCCATATTATTTAATTTGTACTAAATAATAATTTGCTGTGTAATCTCCATCGGTAAATGATACATGCGATAATCCCTTAGATGAGATTTTTAATGAAGATGATTTAGAACCTTTGTTAGCCATTAAGATAGCTTTCAAATATTTTGCTGAGAAAGCAATTGGTTCAATATCTTCTTTAGCTGTTGCATCTACTTCAATAGAAATTCTATTTGAGTTGATTGATGAGTATCCTAAAATAACTTCACCTTTTTTAGCTTTGAATGTAAATGTAAATGTATCAGAATCAGCCAATACACCTTTTGATTTGATGAACTTATTTACAAAGTCATCATCTAATGTTATCTCCGCATCAAATGCAGGTAACGCTTTTAAATCAGGTACTGTAGGAATCACCGATGGTGCTGCCAACATATATTGTACCTTTGTTTTTTTATCAGAGAATTTCAATGCACCAGTAACTTCTTCTACTGTGATTGATTCATCCAATACACTCAATAATCCTTTTAATTGAGATGTAGTGTAAATACCAAACTCACCATTTGGAAATTCACCACCTACTACTGTAACATCACCTAATAAGGTTTTGTCATCAGAAATCATTCTTACCGATAAGTTCTTGTCATCGGATTTTACCATAACGGATTCAATCTCACCACCTAAGTTG